GAAGGTTCAGAAGGTTTAGCGGATTCTGAAGTATCTTTAGAATCAAACGCGGAAAATAATAAGTTAACGATTTCATTAAACTCAGTATTGGGCAATGTATTAGACATAATGTGTAGCATATTAAATTGAAAGTAATTATGCTTTAATGCAGTCGGTGCTATTGAACTTGAGATAATCATATCATCTTTTAATTGCACAGGTTGAGACGGGTCTGTAATACACCAATTGACCAATTGATATTTCCCTTGTGCTTGTTCAATTTTTACTGGGTTAATTACAAAAATTATATTATCTTCAAAATCGTAGTCTACCTCCTCTGCCATTATATAACTTCCGTCAACCAGATGATATGTAAACACGGTGGCTTCTGCTTTATTTGTGAATATGCTCATAGTGGTACCTCGTGTGTTTGGAAATGAAACTTTTCTTTAGCATATAACTTAACTCTATCAATCGCGTGATTAAGAGTATAATTTTTTCTCGTTTTCCACGAGATATCGTCAGCTATATCATAGATAGTTGTCATTTGGTTATTGTCTGCTTTTCTCAACCCTCTGCCTATCGATTGAAGAACTCTTATTTGAGACTTTGTCGGTGAGGCAAAGATTATATTATGTAGATTTCTTATATTTATACCTGTAGAAAAGGTTCCTACACTTGCTACAATAATTGCATTATTTTCTTTTTCAGTGAGCTCTCTTATTCTTTCACGCTCATCTGCATTCACTTCACCAGCAACGAAGAAAACTTTTCTCCCTTTAGCTTTATTTGCTATATCTTTATATAGGGGTTTTCCATGTTTGACCACATAATTATATAGCACTAATGTGTTTCCTTTTTGGTCAAGTGCAAGATTTTGAATAAACTTATTTCTTTTTTCGTGAGAAACTAAAAAGTCTATTTCTTCTTGATATTTCTTTTTACCAAATCCTTTTCTTACTTCATCACTATATTTAATAACCAAAGCTTCAATCTTCATTTTAGCTAAAGTGTCTGAATCCATTAGAGCTTTAGTTGTAGTTACTTTATAAACCGGCCCAAAGCATCCCTCTAAAACTAATTCGTGAACTTCTGACCCATCCAGAGTTCCAGTAGTTCCTATTCTTAACCAAGCCAACTTTAATTTATTCATTATAGTGGTTAAAGACTTAGCTTTAAAATTGTGGGCCTCATCTCCAACTATCATTTCAAAATCATCAAACCAAGATGGTGAAAGTTTATAAACAGATTGCCAAGTTGATATAATTACTCTTTGGTCTATATTAATTTTTTCTTTACCTGAATAAATCCTATGCATAGACTCTTCGTCAAACCATTTGTCATTTTTTGAATAATCGATAAAGTCTTTATACATCTGTTCAACCAAAGATGTAGTAGGTACAATAATAAGACACTTTTTTTCTGAGTTTTCAAGAAACCATCTCATAATAATGTAAATAATAAGAGACTTACCAGAACCCGTTGGGGATATCAATACTGACCTTTGATTATGTAGAGCGTGATTGACAGCATCTATCTGATAGTCTCTTGGTTCGATTTCCTCACCACCTACAGTAAGTGGTAAATCATCTATAAATTCATTGCAATCTGTTACTATTTTTTCAGATGCAATTTCAGAAGGTAATTCAACTTGATAATTTCTTTCTTCTGAAAATCTTATTAATTGTTCAAGTAAACCATAAGGAAGAGTTTGGTCTCTCATATTAAATAAGCGAATCTTTCCGTCCCAAACTTTATTACGATAAGCAGGCATAAATTTATAGCCTTCAGCAAAAAATGTGAAGTGTTCCGATAATTCTCTTAATGCTCCTGAATCATCAGATAGTACCTTTAAAGATACTTCATCTTTTTTATGTACCTGAAACAAACTTCTTCCAATCTATAATATTTTTAACGTGTGTATGTCTCCAGCGAAGATTGTTCATTATTTCTTCAAGTAAGTTACCGATAGTTTTTTGATATTCTATTTTTTGTTTTACTTTAACGATATCTTCATCCGAATCATAATAAAATGCTAGCTCAGACTTTAATGGTTTGATTCCACCATTAAAGGGGTCATATGCCCACCCTCTTGAATCCATATCTTGTTTGGTCATCTTACCGGTATAATATAACCATTTATCTTTTTTTAAGGTATCGAGGTCGCTATCTAACTTTGCTCTTTGAAGTCTATTGACATTCACCAGTTCTAAATACTTGGCATGAAGTTTTGATGTTTTTTTAGTTTCATCATCTAAAGCAAGATCGTCAATTTCACAATCAACTTCCCACATTTTCATAATATCATCTAATGTCATAATAATTATTTATATAGTTTTTAAAACGTAATTATTCCAATATTCTTGAGTTAGTTTTTTCCTATCAAATGTATCTTTATACTTATTAAGTATTTCCTTTGTAATGTCTTTCCAGCTTTCTACCCATATTACATCATCACCATATAATCTATATAAAGCAGGTTTAAATTTCATTATAGGAGTTCTACCAACCAAAAATATTTCCCAAGTTCTGTGACAATCTAATCCATTACCTTCAGGACTTAAACCGAAACTATGGTCTTGTAATCTACTTATATAATCTTCATAAGTTAAGTTCATCACAATTAATAAAAGATATTTGAGACGCTTCATTATAACATCTCTTTCTTTCACCCTCATTTGTTCTTTTAGCACAATTTAAATAAGCAACCTTGGTAGGATTTGGAATAGCATTCTCTAATACTTTTTTATAAGTATGTTGCTTTATTTTATTCTTATCCCATTTTGTATTTTCAAATCCAATCGGTATAGAATGAATGTTTGGGATATCAGTAAAATTGTTTTGAGCAAACCATGCTTTAAAGCACCCTTCAAAATCTTTCCAATATACCCCGTCTTTTCTCCAAGGTGGATTACACTCAGTAATAAACCCGTCACTATTGTGTGTAATTATTATTAAATCTTTTTTCTGAATCAAAACGTCTTTCCATTTATTTAATTGATGTGTATCACAATAAACAATGTGACCATCTTTTATAGATTTACCATCAGAAAAATCTTTATTATAATAAGTTAAAACATGATCGGCTAACCGAGGAAAATGTTCTCCTTTAACTAACATAGTCTTTTGTCTTTTTTGAATGTATGTGAAGATTTATTATAGGAACTTCATTTACATAAGGTTTATTTTCTTTTATTACTGGTTTTAGATTTCTATTTGAAATTTGTTTTCCAATAAGATGGTGTTCACCAAACCAACCAGCTGGATGCCTATTTGTTCCACTAAAATATTGTCCATAAGAAGACGGGTCAAAAACATAATCAGAGTTTTTATTAGGAATAGTAATCAATCGATTAATAAAATTCCACTCGCGCGCGATACCACCAATTAACCTCATTTCATTAGGAAACCTTGGCTCAAGTTTATTACGATAGTCTTCTTCAACAAATGATTTAAAAAGATGATTACATAATAAATCATTAAGCTCAACATTTGGAAAATATGAATATCCAAAGACAGCTGAATGTTCTTCATCAAAAGTAATATTAATCTTTTCTTTATTAAATAGATGTTTTATTTTATCAAAAGGTTCATACAATATTACATCACTATCAAAGTGAACATAATCACTACCATGTATCTTTGCTACATCTCTTAAAAGAAAACAACGATAAAGAGAGGTCGACCATAATTGTCCATCAGCTCTATTAAAAAGCGGATTGGATAATTTCATTACCTTTCTAGTTTGGTCAGATACAATATCATTTAAGTTATCATCTGTAACCTGTATAATATTTGCAGTCGGGTCAACTTTTTTAACCGACTTTATACTGTCATTCATATACTCAGGAATCTTTCCTAAGTAAACATAAATATAATTCATTGTTTAAAGTATCGTAAATCTATCGTATCTAAAAGTAATATCTGTTTGTAAAAATTCAACATCAGTTGCCTGAGTAGAAAATTCTACTCCTGAAACCGAAACGGGAAAAACATTTGAAAACTGAATTTGTTTATTAGTATCAGAAGTGTTACTTAAAATTGATATAATCATATCATTTACTTCTAATTTTGTTTCGTTTCTAACCATCCAGTTTAATAGTTCTGAATATGATTCCATACCTTCATCAATTGCTAATCTCATAGAAAGACTATCAAAAGTTAATGTTTCGCCGGGAGCATATCCTAAAGCATTCTTATAATT